TAATACCTGATAAAGGTGTTTTGGGGCTTGTAAAAAATATTATACAAAAGGATAATACCTTGCCACCTGTAGACAAAGACCAGGCTTTAAAACTTTTAGAGATGGATATAGCTGAAATGGAGGCTGTAACTAGAAGATGGGAGGCAGATAGTAGGGGTAGTTTTTTAAGTCAGAACGTAAGACCTATGGCACTTATTTTTATGTTGATAGTTTATGCCGCAGGTTTCTTCTTAGAATATGAATTAGATCTTGTTACACAATTACTAATGTTAATGGTAGGAGCATATTTTGGAGGGCGTTCTTTTGAAAAAACCAGAACGAAGTAATACTATATAATACATACTGTATAATATTATTTATTATATTTAATATTATATACTATATAGTATATGAGTAAAAAAACAATAATCAGAAAATTTGATAAGCTGTTTAGTAGGTGGGTAAGACTGTCTAACGCAGATGCTAAAGGATATTGTGAATGCATTACTTGTGGTCGTAGTTATAAGTGGAACGATATAGACGCAGGGCATTTTGTATCTCGTAGGCATTTAGTTCTAAGGTTTGATCCGCGTAATGTTTTTCCCCAATGTAAATACTGTAATAGATTTTTAAACGGTCTCCAATATATAATGGGTAAACGTATTGATGAGCTCTTAGGTGTTGGTACTGCTGATGAACTCATACAAATATCAAAACAAACTCACAAGATAGATAAGATAGATCTAGAAATAAAATATACTCAGTATTTGGAATTATCAAAAAAACTTAATAAGTTTGAATAACAATTAAATTAAAACTATGAGTAATACTATAAGTGATTTTTTAGAAAATCAAAACGAGGATAACATAAATCCTATTGCACATATACAAGCTAACGGTTTCTTGAAAGACCAAATAAGTTATCTAATAAAAAAAATAGATACGCTTGAAGATGAACTAGATGAAAAAACTCTAGAGATAAATAAACTTAGATCAGAACGTGATTCTGCTATTGATGAGAATCTTACATTAACACATCAAATTAAATACTTAGAAAATGGCACTAGCAAATAAAGAATCAAGACAATCTACTATAAAGTTTATAGAACAAGGTAAAGAATGGCAAGGTAAAAACGGTGGTCAAAAGATGCAAGAATACAAACTTGAAATGGCTAACGGAGATATGCCAGTATTTAATATTCCAAGTAATACAACATTTCCTTATCAAAGTCGTGATACTATTGTATATTTACTTACCGAAAGAGAAATAAACGGTAAAATAAATCAGTACGCAAGTGTTGATAAAATAGCAACAGAAAATTTAAACAGACCTATGGAAAATCAATTACCAACAAAGGAAGAATCTATTGCATTAGCAGTAGCATTAAAAGAGGCAAGTAACTTAGTAACATCTGATATTTGGCAAAAATGTAACAGTCTTAAAAAAGATGAAGATATAATTGCTGCTAAAGATAAAATACTAAAAGAAACAGTTACAGTTGCAGGACTTATGTATAAAGTATTAACAGCTAAACCACAAAACAATGAGTAATTATTCAGCACCTAAATATAATTTTGCAAGTGGTGTATATACTAAAACAGCACCACAAGATTTTGTACACTCAAAGATGAGCATACAGTATGATTCATTTATTAAGTGGACACAAACACCTGAGGTACAACAACACATTAAAGACAATGATGGGTATTTAAAAATTGATACTTTGTATTCAAAAGACAAACAAAAATTGTTTTCTAAATTAAATACACTACAAAAGAAAAAAGAAGTAACCTCTGCACAGCATAGTCCAGATCGCAACAACAACGGTGATAATGCAGAGGACCTACCATTCTAATTTAGTAGGAGTAGATAAACAACTTGATAAACTCCATAAAATATATAATGGTGAAATCAAAGAAGGTTTACGACTTGTACCTGACCTAGATGAATACTGGAGATATAAAAAAAATAGTTTCAATATAATTCTAGGTCATAGTAGTACAGGTAAAACTACTACAATGCTTTACTTTTTTGTACTTTATGCAATTAAATATGATTTAAAGTTTCTTATCTATTCTGCAGAAAATGACCCTGCTAATATATCTAAAAAACTTATAGAGTTTCTTACTGGCTTACCATTTCAAAAAATTGAAAAAAAGACTTGGGAGAAAAAATTAAAATGGGTTGATGAACATTTTAAATATATTGACATTGATAAATTTTACTCTGCAACAAGTTTATTAGATGAGGCAGCTACTATAAAAAAATCATTTGACTACGACAGTTTTTTAATTGACCCATATAATTCATTGAGCAAGGATAAAAACTTAATGAAAGAATACGGTAATCACGAGTACGATTATTATTGTATAAGTCAGATGCGTATGTTTACAAGAAAGATGAAAGTGTCTATTTATTTAGTAACACACGCTGTAACAGAATCACTAAGATTAAAACACCCTAGCGGACACCCATTTGAGAATCATATAAAGCCACCAAGTCCTGGTTCAGCAGAAGGAGGTGGTAAATTTTTAAATAAATGCGATAATTTTTTAATTATACATCGTTACGTTTCCCATCCAGAATTTTGGTTCTATACATACCTTGCAGTTATAAAAATTAAAGAAATAGATACAGGTGGTAGACCTACTCCAATAGATTCACCTATAGAACTTAGATCAATAGCAAATAATGTAGGCTTTAGCGTAGGTGGCAAAAACTTACTACATTTGATAAAAAAAAGTGATTCTTGAAATAGCATACAGAAAACATAAGACTTGGCTTAGAATTTGTAAGAGCTTTGGTTGTAATGATGATACTTGCAAAGATCTTGTTTCTGAGATGTATATTAAGATTGATGACCTTACTAAAAAAGGTAAGGATCTTTCTTACGGAGATAATGACATTAATTACTGGTACTGCTATAAGATTTTACGTCACCTGTTTTTACACCTTAAAATAAAAGAGAAAAGAATATCTTTTGTATCTGATGATTATTTGTTAAATATAAAAGATGACGATTATATTGACTTAGAAAAGTTTGGTAAAGAGTTTGATAAAGAGCTTGAAAAACTTAATGAGTATGATAAAGCAGTGTTTAAGATTATAAGTAGTGGTAAAAAAATTAGTGAGCTATCAAGAGAAACTACAATAAGTTATGTATCTTTAAGAAACACTTGGCTAAAAACAAAAGAATATTTAGAGAATAAAATAAAAAATTATGATTGGGTTAGGGGACATAGTAGAAAAAATAATTAGAGTAATAACATTTGGTCAAGGTAAAAAATTAGCAACTAGGGTAGCAAAGATGTTTGGCTATGAAGATTGTGGTTGCGACAGACGACAAGAAAAACTTAACAAATTTCAAATTAAAATAAAAAGATGAAAGTACAGTTATCTAAAAATGACTATGAAAAGTGGAAACGATTCAAAGGCGTTACAGGGAATCAGATAACATCAACTGATTTGAGACTTATAGAATATCTACACTCAAAATATTTTAATCACCCCCTTGAAACTTTGTGCACCTGCAGAGGAGAAAAAATTGTAGGTAAAGTACAAGCTTGGGTAGATGATATAAATAAAATATATGAGAATGGATATAACGACAACACATAATTTTGAAAAGTCGGTAATAAATATTTTAAATCTAGATGGTTGGAATTTAGAGTGGTGTGGTGGCAATTATGAGCATTATGATTCAAAAGGATTTACACCTAAACAACAAGAGTGTGTTATAGAGATGAAATTTAGAAACAAGTATTATCAAAGTAAAATGCTTGAAAAATATAAATATGATAAACTTATGCAAGTAAAAGATGTGCATAAATTCTATTTAGTATTTGATCCAAAAGGTATGTATATGTTTTGGCTGAACGGTCCAAAATTTAATTTACCAATACCAGAGGATTTATATTGTCCTGATACTACATTATGGACAAAGAAAAAAGAAAATAAAAAAGTATATTTGCTAGAAGAAAGTCAGGCAAGTTTAATAAGACAAGAAAATGGATTTCACAGAATCGTATAAAAAGATAGATGCACTTAAAGATTTAGAGTGCGATAATAATATATTAACTGTTGGTCAAACACTAAATAAGTGGGCTAGTATGAAAAGTACACCAGAACTACAGAATATTATATCTGCATTTTTAGATATACAGTGGTATTTGATTGATCTTAAAAGACAGAGAGATTTAGCATTAAGAGGTATCTTAGAATATAAAAAAGATAAACTTGAAGCACAAAGAGATATGCAGGAGGCGATAGATCAACTAAAGAGATATGAAAATAAACATCTACCCAGAGATTGAGGGAGATAATTTTAGTGAGGAGCATTTAATGAGATTGTATAATACACTTGAAATATTATACGATGAATTTACAACTGTTCCAGAACAAGATAGTAAAATAGTTGTTGATGATGGTGCAGAGGTTATAGAGTTTACTATGATACAAAAAAAATATCAGGCTACAAGAGATGGTCTAAATGTTATAATGCTTTATAAAAACTTTGACAGTCTGTAATATGTTATGGACCTTTTAATTATGGATATGCTAGATAATCAAATCAAACTACTTGACGGAAAATTTTATGACAAAACAAAACTATTGTCTGATATGTTAGACGATAATTTTTACTATGGCTTTATGCACAAATGGGCATTTAGCAGTAGCTCAATAAAACTCCTACTACAATCACCAAAGACTTACCATAATGTAATGCAATATGGATCACCAGAAACACAACCACTAAGAGACGGATTTTTAGTACACTTACTTATACTAACACCAGAATATTTTCATAAACAAATATTTGTAGATGTGCAAAGCAAGAATACAAAGAAATATAAACTAGCACAAGAGGAACACGGAACAGTATATACAATGAAAGAGAAAAACGATGCAGAAAGATTAGCAGATGCTTTTTTTAGAAACGAACCTGCTATGCAACTTATAAAAGGTTGTAAAGTTGAGTATCCTGGTGTAGGGCTTGTTCAAGATAAACCATTTCGTGGTAAAGCAGATGTCCTGGCAGATAATTGTATAATAGATCTAAAAACTACAAGCGATATAAGAAAGTTTGAGAAATCAGCTTATTGGTATTCGTATGACGTACAAGCTTACATATATACAGAAATTTTTGGTGTAGATAACTTTCAGTTTATTGTTATAGATAAATCAAGCTGTGATATTGGTATAAGTAATTATGTAAGTAAAGACTTTATAAAATCTGGTAGAGATAAAGTAGCATATGCACTTAAAGTATATCACGATTATTTTGAAACTGAAATGACAGATTTAGACGCATATTATCTTGATATAAATTTATAATATTAACTTTTTTTCATATCTTGCAAGACTAACTTTTTACTATGAAAGAAACATATAAAATGGCAAAAGAGATCAAGGAGGTCACAGGTTTAAACTTTCTTGAAAAGAATAGAAAAACAGAATATGTAGAGGCAAGATCATTTTTTGTACACATATTGAAGAACTATTATAAATATAGAAACAAAGACATTATAAATATATTTAACGAATTAGGTTTTGCTATGGACAGTGCAACACTGTGTCACTCGCTAAAAATGTTTGAGGTATATGAAAGAAACAATGTAAGAATGCAAGAATGGTTTGAGAACTTATTTGAAAAGCCAAACTACAAAAGCCGTAAACACACACAAGCATACATAAAAGCAAAGCTAAAATACTTACCAGAAGATGTGCTAATTAAATTTGCAGCTATGATAGACACAATACTAAAAGAAGAAATGTCTATGGAAGAATTAGAAAAAGTAACTTGGGAGTGGTGATAAAAAAATAAAATGAACATAGGTAAAAATGGAAAAGCATTTCATAACAATTATGCAACACCAAAATACATTTACGAACCTTTAGATGCTGAATTTAATTTTGATTTTGATCCTTGTCCACTAAATCATAATATAGAAGAATGGGATGGTTTACAAATAGAATGGGGTGTTAGTAATTTTGTAAATCCACCATATGATAGAAAAACTAAAGAGGCGTTTATAAAGAAAGCTATTCAAGAATATAAAAAAGGTAAAACAGTTGTTATGCTTTTACCCGTATCTACATCTACTAAAATATTTCACGAACATATATTAGTAAATAATCCTGAAATTAGATTTATAAAAGGTAGAATAAAATTTGCAAACAACAAACCAGGAATGTTTGATAATATGCTTGTAATATTTAAAAAACATCAAATAGAGTAAAAAAATATTATATTTGTTATTATACTCTTGAATAATCAAGTTTTTTCAAGTTGGCAAGGCGAGTAATAAGTACATATATATTTAAACCAAAGAAGAAAAGACCAGGCGTTCATAGCAAGAATGCTAGTAGATCACAAGTAGGATATAAAAAGAAATACAGAGGTCAAGGTAAAAAGAGATGACACACGGAGGTAAAAGACAAGGAGCAGGTAGAAAATCAAAAGCACAAGAGGTAAACTTAATAGAGAAGTTATCACCACTAGAGGATGCAGCTTATCTTGCACTAAAAGATGGTGTAGAAAAGGGAGACTTTAAATTTGTACAATTATTCTATCATTACTTTGCAGGTAAGCCAAGAGAAACACAAGATAT